GGCCCGGGGTTCGAGTTCACCGCACAGGGGCAAGATCAGCAGTTGGTCGAGTTGTGCCAGCGGGTGATCGATCGGTTCGTGGATGATGTGGACATGGTCGGCTCCCTCGATCGGGAGTTGCATCACCGCAGCCGCGAGGATGGCGAGGCGTTCGCCTACATCGAACTGGGGACCAATGGCAGGCCGACGCTGTGCATGGTGGAGCCCGACCAGATCCGCGAGCCGGGTAACGTGCGGCAGCTAGAGGACTGGCTGAGTGACTTCGATGGCGTTACCTCGTGGTCCTACGGTGTGAGGAGCCCGGCGAATCGTCCAGCCGAAGCCCTCGGGTATCACTTGTCGCGCGATGACGGCGGTCTGGATTGGGACTACATTCCGTCGCGGCGGATGCTGCACATCAAGCGGAACGTGAGCCGGAACGCCAAGCGTGGGGTGAGCGATACGTTCTTGGTGGTCGAGGAGATCAGCCGCGAGGCGAAGCTCCGGCGGAACATGGCGGAGGGTGCTGCCCTTCAATCGGCCATCGCGTGGATCTTGGAGGCTCCCCCTGGGACGTCACAGGCCAGCATCCAGACCCTCGGGGCGTCCGATGCTGTGACGCAGTACGGGCGGCAGGTGGTCGGCGGCGGTACGAAGAACCAGAACGTGCAGCGCTACAAGCCCGGGACGATCTTGAAGCCGTCGCCAGGGCTGGTCTACAAGCCGGGGCCGATGGGGGCCGAGCGTAACAGCGGATTCCTTGAGGTGTCGCAGTACGTGCTGCGAATTGTCGGAACACGCTGGGCGATGCCCGAATACATGGTGTCCGGTGATGCGAGTAACGCCAACTACGCGTCGACGCTGGTGGCCGAATCCCCGTTCGTGAAAGCCCGCGAGGCCGATCAGTCGTTCTACGCGAGGGAGTTCACCGCGTTGCTGTGGAAGGTGCTGCGGTTCGAACACGATCGGGGCTTGTTGACTGCCCGACCATGGCCAGAGATTGAGGCCCTCGTAGACATCGCCGTCCAGAAGCCTTCTGTGGCCAGCAGGAACGCCCGGGAACTGGCGGACGTGTCCCAGATCCAATTGGGCATGGGCGTCGTCAGCAAGAGGACGGCAGCCCGTCAGATGGGGCTGGATTGGGAGGAGGAGCAACGCAACCGAGCGGAGGAGGGACCGACCCAATCGCCGGCCCCGTCGATCATGCCGGTCAGGGAAGCCGAGGACTCGTACAGCCCTCCCGAGGCGGCCCGCAACAACGCCCGGAGGGTGCTGAAGTGGCGTGATGAGCACGGGGACGCGGTGGCAGGGATGACGCAAGTGGGATGGACGCGAGCCAATCAATTGGCATCCGGGGAGAACCTGTCACGTGAGACCGTCGGGCGGATGGCGGCGTTTGCCCGGCATCGCAAGAACGCCGACGTTGCCCCGGAGTATGAGGGCGAGCCGTGGCGAGATGCCGGGCACGTCGCGTGGTTGGGCTGGGGTGGGACCAGCGGCGTGGACTGGGCAGCGGGGATTGTGGGCAATGTCTCTGAGTCGTGCGACTGTTCGGGCTGCGGTTCGGCGGAGAACGCTGGCACTCTGCAGGCGGCAATCGTCGCGGCATTGGAGAGCGTCCGGACGCTGCCAGAGGCCCGGGCGATCTTGGAGGGATTGCAGCAGTGAGCGAACTGGCCAACCGAATGGGCGTTGAGGCTGATTTCGCACGTCGGCTGTCTCGCCTCACGTCACGTCAGCGGCGAGAGTTGCGGGAGATGCTGGGCAATCCCCCGGACATCCGCAACGTGAGCGAGGCCGATTGGAACCGCTGGGAAGAGGAGCGCAGGCGGGAACTGGCGTTGATCTTGTTGGCGATCATCCTTGCCGCGTTGAACCAGCACGCCGAAGAACTGCTTCCAGCCGGTCAACAGCCGAGTGACGAGACACGGACGCAGGCATACCGGCAGGCACTGCTACGGGCACAGGCCATCGCGGCAGACTCGGCCCGTTCGTCGATCCAGTCCGCGAAGGAGATCGTCATTGCATCGGGCGAACTGATCCGAACGGGCACGGCTGCGGATATCGAGGGCGTCCTAGCGTCGGCACTCGGCCCGGATCGTGACGCAGTGACAGCGGCCACGACAACGACTCTGGCACAGACCGAGGGGACCAACGCGACCCAATTACTGCTGGCGGCGTTCTCCTTGAACCTCGTGACGCGATGGCAGACCGAGAAGGACGGCAAGGTCTGTCCGATCTGCCGACCCCTACATGGCAAGTCAGTCGACCTGTGGGACGTGGTGCTGCAGAATCTGCCAGGGCCAGGCGGTGGGCGTGCGGTGGACGAGATCATCCGCAACGGTGGCCCGCCGGCGCACCCCAATTGCCGGTGCTATTTGCAGACGAAGGCCGAGCCGACAGCGATCCGCAACCGCGTTCTCTGACCCTTGGGTAAATTTGCCCGAGGGTGCATTTTGTATGAACGCCCCATTTTATCGGGGTGGATATTGCGGGGGAGTTGCATCCGGTGACAATCGGGATATGCGACTCACCGAGCAGACCACCATCGCCCCCCGACGTGTCGACCGTGAAGCCGGTTTGATCGAGGGGGTACGCATCCTGGGGCAGGACAGCCGCAACGGGCGACGTTACAGCCCGCGTGCGATGGCAGAGGCTGCCCGACTGTACGAGGGTGCTCCCGTCAATGTGGACCATCCAGCGACCGAGCGGAAAGATCGACCACTCGCCGAGGCGTTCGGCTGGATTCGCAATGTCCGGCAGGAGCAGGGCGCGGTGTACGGTGACCTGCATTACCTCAAGTCGCATCCGCAGGCCGAACTTGTCGCAGAGGCAGCGGAGCGCAATCCGAACCGAATTGGCCTGAGTCATCATGCCGAGGGAACCGTCCGCATGGATGGGAAGCAGGTGATTGTGGAGACCGTCGAGCGGGTTCACTCGATTGATCTAGTCCAGACCCCGGCGACTAACGCGGGGCTTTTTGAAAGCGAGAAGCAACGCATGACGATTCGAGAAGCGGCGATGGCTGCGGGCGAGGAGAAGATCCTCACTGCGGAGGGGATGGGCGAATATGCCGATCTGCCCGTCAAAGAAAACGAAGACTACTTCGCGACGATGGTGTCCCAAGTGCTGGCCGGTGACGGTGACCGAGCGGCGAAGATGAAGAAAATCGCGGCAATCCTCAAGGCGCAGGAGATGCTGCAGGCTGAAGACGCGGCCCCGGTTGCCGAGATGTCAGAGCCCGAGATGGAGGAACAGGAGATGCCCGACGTGAAGAAGGCGGTGGCCGAATCGCTGACCCCGATCATGAGCAAGCTGGACGCCCTCATGGAGGGGTTCGCGGTGGTCAAGGCCGATCACGACGCCCGGAAGTTATTGGAGTCGTCTGGCCGAGAGGTCACCCCCGAGCGACTCAAAGCCCTCTTGGCTGTCGATGCCAACAAACGGGCGGCGTTGCTCGAATCGTGGCCGGTGACGCAGCGGGCCGGGCGTCCGGCTGTCTCTCCCCCGGTGGCTGCGGCGGTGTCGTATCCCAGTGATCCCCGGCAGTTTCTGGCTGCCATTCGTTCCAACTAAGGAGGCCAGCAATGGCAGTACGTACTGACGGTTTGCCGGAGTTGCTGCGACTCCGCCACCAATTCACGATTCAAGACGACTTTCTGCGTGATGTGGACTCGGCGGACTGGGTGACCACGCTGAGCGACTCTGGCACGGCGAGCGTTGGCGATGCGGCGGGTGGGATCATCGCCCTCGTGGCGTCTGACGGCACTGTGGCGGACAACGACGAAGCCTACATCGAGTCGGCGAACGAGGTGTTCAAGTTTGCGGCTGACAAGCCTTTGCTCTTTGAAGCCCGCGTGCAGTTCACCGAGGCCAACACCGACGACGCGAACATCCTCGTGGGGCTGCTGGATGCGGTGGGCGCGAACTCACTGCAGGACAACGGCGCTGGCCCTCCCGCTTCGTACAGCGGAGCGGTGTTCGTCAAAGTGGATGGCGGGACTGTCTGGCAGACCGAGACCAGCAATAGCACGACGCAGACGACCAACGAACTCACAGCGGCGAACGTCAACAATTTGGCGAAGCGGGCTGTGACTGCTGGCGGGGCGGCGTACCAGACTCTGCGGATTGAGTACATGCCGTATTCGGCCACCAACGCCTATGTGTCGTTCTTCGTCGACGGCGTGGCCGTGACCCAGCACGATTACATTTTCACTTCGGCGACCGAAATGCAAATTGGCCTGGGCGTCAAGAACGGTGGAGCCAATCTCGAAACCCTCAACGTGGACTACGTCGTCTGCACTCAGGAGCGCTAAGCAATGGTGAATGTCATTCAACTACGGCGTCTCTTCGAGGCTGCCCAACGCGATGGCCAGACCGATCGGTTTTACTCCGATCTGAATGACGGACTGCGGAAGAAGGAGATTCGCTTCGGCGACTTCTCGATCCGCAAGCTGTTTGAAAACTTCGTCCCAGATGGTCGTGAGATCGTCGGGATGTACGCCCCGGGTGAGAACGGGTCGACCGAACTGCGGGAAACTGCCTCTGTGGTAGCGTCCAGTCAGTTCGCGAAGATCAGCGGCCAGATCCTGTACAATGCCGTGATGGAGGCCTACGAGCAGGAAGCCTTCGTGTTCACGGGGATCATCCCCGTGGTCAACACGCAGTTCAACGGCGAGCGTATCCCGGGCATCTCGGGCATCGGTGACGAAGCACTAATCGTCGACGAGGGCCAGCCCTACCCGAAGGCTGGTGTCTCCCAGACCTACATCGACACGCCCACGACCACCAAGCGGGGGCTGATCGTCGAGGTCACCAAGGAGGCGATCTTCTTCGACCGTACCGGCGTGCTGGAGGATCGGTGTCGGCGAGTCGGCGAGGCCCTCGGCCTGAACAAAGAGAAGCGGGCGATAGATTGCGTGATTGATGAGACTGTGACCGACCATCGCTACCGCTACCGGGATACCACGATCGCAACATACGGGGACAACTCCGGCACGCACACGTGGGACAATCTGGCAGCGTCCAATGCGTTGGTGGACTGGAAGAACATCGACGCGGCCGAACAGTTGTTCTCGCAGATGCTTGACCCTGAGACCGGAGAGCCGATCCTCCTGAATCCGTCGCATCTGATCTGTACTCGGCAGTTGCTCTACACTGCCCGTCGGGTCATCAATGCGACGGAGATCACGGTTGCGACTCCCGGGTACGCCACCACTGGCAATCCCACGGAGACCAAGACCGGCAACCCGATCACGAACTACACCATCGTCTCGACCAATCAACTGGCGGCCCGAATGAACACGGATACCAGTTGGTACCTCGGCGATCCTCGGCGAGCGTTCCGCTACATGCAGAACTGGCCCCTCACCGTGGTGCAGGCTCCCGCCAACAACGAGGCGGAATTCACGCAGGATGTAGTGATGCGGTTCAAGGCGTCTGAGAGGGGTGCGTTTGCGACCATCGAGCCGCGCGCGATGGTGAAGTGTACTGCCTAGTAGCGGCGTGACGGCCGACACAATACGCCCCCGTCGGCCACAAGCTGGC